GATATGGAGCAGGACTACACGTTCATGTTTGTAACCTTAAGTGATGTATCATTCTGAACAGTATAATGTTATTCATTGGCTAGTGTAGTAGGGAAGTCTATAGCTATCATTTATTTATTAACAAGTTATTAACAAGGAGAAAATTATGCACGATAGTAAGGTAGAGTTATTATATGATACAAGAGATGAATTAGAAAATTTACTTAATTTATCTAGAATAGAATTATTAAAAGCAAGAAATCGTATATCAGCAAATATAGATTGTGTTATACATGATCTTGCAGAAGAACAAATCGATGAAGGTCTTGAAGACCCGAGAAGATAGGAGGTAACATGAGTGAATCAATCAAAAAAATTAGTACATGTTTTGAGACGTTACTTAATAATATTTGGGAATATGATTACAAAGATCATAATGGATATGAGGTTAGAATTACTGAAAATATATCTGCCCAATTAATAGATGATGTTAATGAAGCTATTGAAGAAGCATTAAAGATAGAATTAACAAAGGAGGTAACGTGAGTGTTCAATACGGACATTTTTTAACAGTATTAGATTATGAAAATGGACAGACTTATGTCTATAGGTTTACTAAAGATATGTATAATCATTATAATGAAAAGAATGGTTGGGAAGATTTAGTCTTTGAAGAATTAGGCTTTAGAGAAAAAGATGTTCATTGGATGTGCAATACAGCAACTAGAATAGAAAGTATAACTGAACCTATAACCTGGAGTGTAAATGATTAACTATATATTATTGATACCATTATTAATACATATAGAATCTTCAGGTAGAGATTATGTAGTAGGAGATAATGGAACAGCTGTAGGTTGTCTACAGATAACAGCAGGAGTAATTGAAGATGTTAATAAAATATATAAGACGAATTATACGAAGGAAGATTGCTATAATAGGAAGACTTCCTCGGATATTTGCATTAAGTATCTATCGTATTGGCTTGGGAAAGCAGTACAAAGAGAACAAGCAGAGATATACAACCCTTACGAAATGGCTTGTCGCATCTGGAATGGTGGACCCAGGGGATACCAGAAAGAGTCGACAGAAGTTTACTGGGAAAAAATTAAACGTAGAGCAAAGGAGGTAGGAGCTTATGATGTTGCCAACTATAAAGTTAGTAATGATAGATGATAGCAGAACAAGAATTGAAGCTGATATGTCTATAGTAAGTAACAAAGATTGGTCTAAAAGTATAACAGTAGAGCATAACTACTATAAAGTTTTAGAGGGTTTATTAAAATACCATAAAGAAAGCAGTGCTAAAATACAGGATTGCTTTCCCTTCTTAACTGCAGATGAAAGGGAGTTTATGCTAACAGGCTTAACACCCGAAGAACAAGAAAGAATATTTAAAAGCGATGAAGATATTCTGATGGGTTCTGAATCTGCATAGTCGCATTGTAATACTTAGCCGTGGCAGCGGAATGTTATGAGCATTATAAATATTGTCCGAACCTGCAGCGAGGATTCTATGATACAATAGATTCGTATAGGTAGCAGAAATAAGTATTGAAGTTAGCTATATAGCGGGTAATTTTTAGAATGAAAAATTACAAGGAGATCAGCGATGTCTCCGCTATATAGCTACATTTATTCTGAAGCAGAGTCAAGTTTATTTTCAGAATTATTTTCACGAAGACTGGAAGCAAGTCCTGTAAACTGTACGTCGTTGACTTGTACAAAGTCTGCTTTGTCTAATTCTTTTTTACGCAAACCCATTTCAACATTGATTACTAAACCTTTATCGGTCTTATCTTTTTTATCTGAATACTTATCAGGATCGAGAGCTTTCAATTGAACTTCAAGTAATCTGTCAGAGTATTTCTTTTTATATCCTACAATCTGACCTAAATGATTTACCATAGGTTCATCAACACCTTCAACGGCACGTTCGTATAATGCTTCTTCTGCACCATGTAGTCTACGACTAGAGCGTTCTTCTTTTGCAAGTTGATATAATTTTTTTACTGCTTTACATTTTCGTAGAGCAAGAGATTCAAATACTGACCAGTTATCGAAACCAGCTTTGGCTGTAACAACTAACATTTTACCACCAACAGCAATACCTTCTAATGCACTACGGATACAACGTCTATCTTTTTTACATTCATCAAATACAGGTAACTCATCTTCTGCACGATTCAAATCCAACCAGGAGACATCTTCTGCAGATTTCATTCTGTTAATAAACTCGTAAGATGATTCGGGTATTGGTTCTTCACCTGATAAATATACTCTAACACCTTTTTCATATCTATATGGATTTGGTAATTCCTTCATAATGAAATCAATAAAGATAAATAAATAAAATGTAAACAAAGAAATAACAATTTAAATTTTAACCAGTGGTTAACTTAAAGCTTTCGCTTCCAGCGGAAAGCTTTTCACCATAGTCCTACATGGTTAAATAATTTTAATATATATATAAAGGAGATAACGATGATAACTACTATTAATCAT